ACTCAACAAACTGCTGTTAATAATTTAGTAGTAGGTCTTAAAGCAGATGGACTTTGGACAAAGATGAAAGCTATATATCCTTTTGTAGGTGGTACTGCATCTAGTCATAAATTCAACCTTAAAGATCCTAGAGATACGAATGACGCGTTTAGATTAGTATTCTTTGGTGGTATTACTCATAACGCTAATGGAATGACATGTAATGGAACAAATGGTTACGCTAATACACTTGTTAAATTAACAGATGGTGTATCTGCGCTAGGAATACCACGCGGTGCTAACCATTGGAGTTCATATAATAGAAGTATGCCAACTGCTCCATCAACTGGTGGTCAAACAGGAATGGCAGATGCCAATGATCCTAGTAAGTTCTTTGGATGGGGTGTAAGTTTAAGTCAGTTTTATTTTGGAGGTCAAAATTATTTTGGTACTAGTATAGCTGCAGGAACTGGATTATTAATGTTATCTACTGAAAACTTTAGTAATACGGTATATACTTCTTTGTATCTTAATGGTACATCATTGGGATCTGTAGGAAGTGGATTCAGTAATAATTGGAATTTAAACTCTCCTTATTTTTTCCTAGGTACATTAGGTATATCATCAGGAAGTCCTACATATAACAATACAAATTATGCATTTTTATCTTTAGGAGATACTATTAACACAGCAGGAGATATTACAAATTTCAACACAAGAGTACAAGCCTTTCAATCAACATTAGGAAGATTAGCTTTAGATACAAATGCCCAAGCATTTGTTACTGCAGCAGGTATAACTAATACTACTCAAATGTTAGCAATAGATAATTTAGTCAAAGGTCTTAAGGCAGATGGGCTATGGACTAAAATACAGGCACTTTATCCATTTGTTGGTGGTACTGCAAGCAGTCACAAGTTTAATTTGAAAGATCCTAGAGATACAGATGATGCTTTAAGATTACAGTTTTTTGGAGGTTGGACTCATGACGCAAATGGTATTACAGGAAATGGAACTAATACATATTCTAACACATTTGCTAGATATCAGGGAGGTAATAGTTATGGTTATACAATACTTAATGACAACAACCACTGGAGTACTTATCAAACAACAATAGGAACTGCTACTGGATATAATGGTTTACAAGAGGGAGGATTTCTGTTTGGCTTTACTACTGGGCTTAGTACTAAATATGTAGGTTTGCAAAATTTTGCAAATACAGGACTAACTGAATCAGTTGGTTTCTGGAATGGTACTGTTCAATCCCAATCATTTGGTGCTTTATATAAAAATGGAGCATCTGTATACACTATTTCTCAAGCATACGGTTCAAGTTCTTATAATCAATTTTATATTATAGGATCATCAATGTTTAATGGAAATATTATTCAATCAGTTAACGCAAGATTTGCACTTTCGTCTATTGGAATTGGGTTAACTTCAACAAATGCTGCTAATTTTAACACAAGAGTTCAAGCATTCCAAGCAGCATTAGGTAGACAAGTTTAATAATAAATAAATAAATAAATAAATAAAACATGGAAACAACAAACACAGGTATCTTAGTAGGATTGCTTACTGAAGAACAAAAAGAACAATTAGTAGGTCAACAGTATGCACCTGATAGTTACTTCAATCCTATCCAAGATGATAATGACAATTGGATTATTTCGATGGAAGAGATAACAGCTTCTGATCTTTCTTGGATTAAAGAACTTACTTTAATTGAGTATGTTGCAAAGAAACCTATTGAACCTAATCCGGCTCCTACAGAACTTAATACTGAAGATCAAGTAGCAGAAGTTATTGTTACAGAACCAGATCCAGAAATATCTCCTGAATAAGTTGCATAGTTTATTTATAATCACTATATTATATACATGAAATATCTGATATATTTATTTTTACTAGTATCTATTAGTTCTTGTTCTCTTGAAAAAAGATTAGCTAAATATTGCCCATTGTGTACGCAAAGCGATAGTACTAAGACAGTTATAGAATATAGAGATAGCACTATAGAGATACCTGGTGAAACTTTATATATACAAGATACATTATATTGTGATTCTTTAGGCAATGTGTTATCTAAACTTAATGGAGTCATTAGAGATAAAGATGGCAAAATATTAAGTCTTCAAACTAAGCTTCAAAATAATATTTATACTTCTAAAGCAACAGTAGATCCAATCATCAAAGTAATAAAAGGGAATGATGTATATCATACCAAAGTAGTTACTAAAACACTGAAACCAGAAAAAATTAAATATATCCCGTCATGGGTAATTTTTTTAGCATATGTGGGTGGCATTTGTTTGCTCATTTTGCTTATCTATTTAGCATTTAAACTGATTTCAAGTAAAGTACTATGAAAACCAAATTAACTCTCCTTATATTGTCTCTATTTTCATTTTTTGCTCCAATAGAAATGTGCGCAATTCTATTAATGACTATTATTTTTATAGATACAATTGTTAAATTAATTTCTTTAAAAAAGATTGCTTGTGTTGAAGGGCGAAAATATAGAGATGTATTTAAATCAAAACTGTTAAGAAGAGGTTATATATTCAAAGCTGCGGGTTATTATATTTTTGCTGGAGCATTATTTCCATTAGACTATTATGCACTTACTCCATTTACTAATGGAGTAATTAAAGCTTTAGGGCATTCATTTGCAGTTCCTACACAAGCGGTTTATACAAATTTTTTATTGTGTATATTTGCTATTATAGAGTTATCATCAATTAATGAAAACTGGTTTGACATTACAGGTAACAATATGCTTAAATCTGTATTTAGTACAGTTAAAAAAATCAGAGGTACAATAGAAAAAGTATCAGATACTTACAAGAATATCAAAAATTGATACATGAGTTACAATTTTTTACAACAAGAAAAATCACCAAAAATTTTAATTGAAGCAGTAAAAATGCTTGGTACTAAAGAAGTAGTTGGTAAAGTACACAATCCTGTAATTTTAAATTGGGCTAAAGAACTTGGTCTAGATAAAGTTTATACTAATGATGAAATTCCTTGGTGTGGATTAGCTATAGCTTATGCTGCACATAAAGCAGGATTAACTGTAGTAGATAAACCGTTGTGGGCTTTATCATGGGCTAAATGGGGGGTTGCTGCTAAAGAACCAATGCTTGGAGATGTTCTTACTTTTAAAAGAGATGGCGGCGGTCATGTAGGGATTTACGTGGGAGAGGATAAAGATTGTTATCATGTACTTGGAGGAAACCAAGGAAATGCAATGAGTGTGAGTAGAATTTTAAAGTCTAGATTATATCAAGCAAGAAGAACTGATTGGAAAGTAGCTCAGCCTGCAAATGTACGTAAGGTGTTATTAAATGCTAAAGGTGCTATCAGTCAAAATGAAGCTTAGTAAACATTACACTTAAATCATCTTTTATGGAACTTATAAAACATTCAAAAAATGTTCATGAATTATTACTTGAAGGAAAAAAGGTACAATTAGCTGTATTATCAGATTTGCACTGGGACAATCCAAAATGTGATTGGAAACTACTTCAAAAAGATTTAGATTACTGTTTAGATAAAAAAATCCCCGTAATGGTTAATGGGGATTTTTTCTGTTTAATGCAAGGTAAAGGAGATCGCAGAGGCAACAAGTCTGACATCCGACCAGAACACAACAACGCAAAGTATTTAGACAGTATTGTAGAAACTGCCGTAGAGTGGTTTTTACCGTATGCTCACATTTTGACGGTAGTTGGATATGGTAATCATGAAACTGCAATTATTAAGTACCAAGAAACTGACATTCTTCAAAGATTTGTTGATCTTCTTAACTATAAAGCTGGAAGTAATGTTATGACCGGAGGATATGGTGGATGGTTAATCATTAGACAAGAAGTAAGACCAAAACTTTTAATGACTCATAAGATTAAATATTTTCACGGTTCAGGCGGTGGCGGTGTTGTAACCAAAGGTGCATTAAATCTTACTAGGGCTTTAGAAATGTATGAAGACTTTGATGTATTTGTAATGGGGCATATTCATGAAAATTCTTCTAGAAATGATGTCAGAGATACAATAGTACATAAAGTACATAAAGGTTATGTTCTTTTACAGAAACATTTGCATTTGATGTTAACTGGTACTTACAAAGAAGAGTATGGTTCGGGATCCCAAGGATGGCATGTTGAAAGAGGTGCACCTATAAAACCAACAGGTGGAAGAATATTAATTTTTGATACACGCAGAATATCTTCTAAAGAAGAAGATGTCACTGTGAAATCAATTGACAGCATTAAATTTCCTATTTAATAACTATTAAAACAATAAAAATGAAATTAAGAAACAACTGGAAAGTAACTAACAAGCAATTAGACAAGTTCATAATTAAAGTAAGATTATCATTTGTTGATTTGCTTTGGATAGAATTGGATTTTTCTAAAAAGTTTTATATGTTTACAATCTTTAACTTTACAATAAAGAATAAGTAATGGCTAGAAATTCATTAGCTGGAAAATCTACAGGGACTAGCAAGTCAGCAAAATATTTTGCGGCTAACCCTGAAGCGCGTAAAAAAAAGAATGAATACAACAAAGAGTATCATTCAAGCCCTTCGCGCATTAAATATAGAGAACAGTTAAATCAAGCTAATAGAAAATCTGGAACTTATGGTAATAAAGATGGCAAAGATAAATCACATACTAAATCAGGTAAATTAGTAAGTGAAAAAGCTTCTACAAACCGCGCTAGAAATGGCAAAGGGAACAACCTAAAAAGAAAATAGCTCCCCCCTATGATGAGATAATCATAGGCCTAAGCCATCCATTAGGGTGGCTTTTTTTATTAAACATTAATTAGTTAAACATTTATTATTATATTTGACACAATAAACATTAAATATTATGTCAGAAAAAACCAACCAAGAAGAACGCGAGTATACTCAAGAAGAGATACAAGCTATGCAACAAAAAACAATTGCATATTACAAGAGTCAAGAAAAAGTTCTTGCTGCTCAATGTACTGTTGAAGAGTACAAAGCGCGCATTAAAAAAGCACAGTTTGAAGCATTTGATTATTCAATGAGAATGATGCAAATTAATCAAGCTATGCAAGATGCAGCTGAAGAAGAAGAAAAAGAAGCTGAAACAAAAAAAGAGTAATCATGGCAAAAGCGTTAGTTGTTAACAAGCAAGTGCCGCTATCTTTGATTGAAGTAATCAAGTTTCAAATAAACATGCATTGCTTCATAAACAAGATTAGGTTAAGTCCGGCACAATTAGATTGTTTGTCTTTATTGGGGTTATACGGTGAAATGAATATGTCAGATTTTTGTAATGAAGTTATTTCTGAAGAAATATTTGGCAATGTTCAAACTACAAGAAACTTTATTACAAAGTGTGTAAAAGAAAATTTAGTAACTAGAAGTGGATTGGGAAACAAACTTATTTCATTGAATAAGAATTTAGAGTTATTGACAGAAGGAACTATATTACTGAATTTAAAAGTATATCATCTTGAAACCGACCAAGGGCAAAGAGCTAATTAAAAAAACAGCTCAAGAATTAAATTTACCAGAAGAAATGGTAAGGGATGTTGTTGAGTTTTACTATTCTATAGTAACTAGAAAGATTGAAAATTTGGAAAATGCTACAATCTTTTTGCATGGTTTAGGTACTCTTAGATTAAGCAGAAGAAAGCTTGAAAAGAATATTGAAAAAATGCAAAAATTATTGGAGAGTAATTCTCAAGAAGATTTTAAAAAAGTCATCAAGTTCAATCTTTCTAAGACACTACTAGATAGCAAAATTAAAGGATTAGAAATGTGTAATGAATACTATAAACCATTATATGAAAAGCGTAATAAAAGTTTGGAAAGCAAAAGGGCAAATCCTGGAGGGGATCAAGAATAACATTTTCAAAAATGAACATGTTGAAGAAATTGCCAAAGAAAGATGGGCTATCTGTGAACAGTGTCCATTAGTAGACAAAAAAGGAGATAAATGTTTAGTTCCCGGAACTGGACCGTGCTGTGGATCTTGTGGATGCAGTATGGGATTAAAACTAAGAGCGCTTGGTTCTGATTGTCCAGAAGGTAAATGGGATGCTGTTTTGTCTCATGAAGAAAGTTATTTATTACAAAAAAAATTAGAAGATGTCAAAGAATCCAAATAATATAAGTGCTACACTTCCAGATGCTTATTCAGGTCACTTACATGTTAATTCTACAGGTAATGGATTTTTTAATCAACTAACAAATGGCAGTGTAAACACTTATGATGCATATAAAACTTTATCAATTCCTGCAGCTGAAAAAGAATATTTAGAAACTATTGCTCTTGCTGCAGATTTATTAGCAGGTCAAGTAATTTCACCGCAAGACTTTTTTAAACTTAAACTTTTACTTAAAAGTAAAGATGAAGAAGTAAGAAATACAGCGATCATATTTTTAAACCAAAAGGCAAAACTATGAGTGTAAAATTTTATGCTGATGATCATCGGTACATTAGTATTGATGAGAGAGATCCTATTGATTGGATTAGTGTAACTAGGTTAATTCATTACTTTAAAGAACCCTTTGATACAATTAAAATGGCAGAGGCTTGTTCTAAAGGTAAAAATCCTAAGTACAACAAAATGAAACCGCAAGAGATAATTGATTTGTGGGAGTCTGAAAATAAAAGAGCAGTTAGTTTAGGTTCATGGTATCATGATCAAAGAGAAAGAGATGTTCTTGCTTGTAACACTATTACTCGTAAAGGAAAAGAGTTAACAATCATAAATCCATTAATGGATGGAATGGTTAAATTAGCACCAGATCAACAATTGGTTGAAGGTATTTATCCTGAACACTTGGTGTATTTAAAATCTGCAGGTGTTTGTGGACAAGCAGATAGAATTGAGGTTGTAGATGATTTGATTGATGTCTATGATTACAAAACAAATAAAGAAATTAAACTTCAAGGATTTACAGATAGACTAGGAAAAAGTAAAAAATTACTTGGCCCACTTTCTCATTTAGACGAGTGTAATTATAATGAGTATGCTTTGCAGTTAAGTACTTACATGTACATTATGTTAAAGCATAACTTTAATTTACAACCAGGTAAAATCCAACTAGATCACATTGAATTTGAAATTGATCATTTAGATAAGAATGGTTATCCTGTTGTTGCTACAGATGCTATGGGTGATCCGCTAGTAAAAAGTGTAACCCCATATGAATTACCTTACATGAGGAAAGAGGTAATTGCAATGTTCAAGTATGTTCAAGAACACAGAGAAAAAATATTAAACCATGGCCATTAAGTTATTTGATGCAATAAATGGCAAAGTAGTTCCAACGGAGCATTGTCACACGATTCCTTTTTTAAGAAGGATAATGGAAGAGTATCCGGATAATCACTTAGAAATTTATGCTTACTTATTTTATATGAGTTGCAGAAGTTCTGAGAATCCATATTTTAATAGGCCGCAAGATGAAGTTCAAGATGAAATTCTTTCTGACTTAAATCCTAACTTTGATCCGGAAGATAGACTTATTAGAATAGCTTTGGATAGATGCAAAGACATGTATGAAACTCCAACTATTCGTGCATACAATGGTATTTCTAACATGTTAGAAAAATTAGCATTCTACATGGAGAATCAAACAATTACTGACGGTAGAGATGGAAATATTACAGCTATTGTAAGTGCAGCAAAAAACTTTGATGCTATCCGTAAATCATTTAAAGGAGTTGCTAAAGATCTTGAAGAAGAACAATCATCAAGAGCCAGAGGCGGACAAAAACTAAGTTACGATGATTAATGATGACTTAGGCCAATTTCATGAAGACATACCTTTATGGCATGACGGTATTTGGACAACGTATAGTTTTCCAAGTAGACTTGATATGGCTACAACTTTAGAAGCAGATTATTTTAAAGAACCTGGGCAGTATGACTTTGATGAAATAGTATATGAATTTCAAAAACAAGGTTTAAAGTTTAAAAAGAATGGTTATTTCTGTGATGCTGCAGATGGTACTAAAGATTTTATTGATTATTGGAATGATCAAAAACTAAAATCTAGAAAAGGTGTTTTGTTTTGGAAAGGTGATAAAAAATATTACTTACCACGAGATTACTATTTTTGGATTAACTTTTTACCAATCATTGATAAAGTAAAAAGAAAAACAGATTTTCCAGATATTCATGATGCTCAATATCACATGTCACTTTATGAAGCAATTGGTGAATTGTTTTATTTACACGGAATAATTTTAAAGAAAAGACAGTTTGGATCTTCATTTTATCATGGAGCTAAACTTGTAAATGTTCTTTGGTTTGAATATGGACCAGTACTTAAAATTGGTTCTTCATTAAGCGCGTATGTAACCGGTGTAAATGGTACGTGGAAAATGATCAATGAATACAAAAACTTTTTAAATCAAAATACAGCATGGTATAGACCAATGAATCCAGGCGGTGTTGGTGAGTGGCAACAGAAAATTGAGTATGTTGAAAATGGTAGAAAAACAGAAAGAGGTAGAAAAGGAGTTCTTCAGGCTTTGTCATTTGAGCAATCAGATACAGCCGGTGTAGGGGGACTTTGTACTTTGTTTTTTTATGAAGAAGCCGGAATTGCTAAATCTATGGACAAAACGTATGAGTTCATGCTTCCTGCATTACAAGCTGGTGAAATTACTACAGGATATTTTATTGGATCAGGAACCGTAGGAGATTTAAAACAATGTGAACCTTTGCGCAAATATATGTACAAAGCCAAAGGAAATGGATTTTATGAAATTAAAAACAAATGGGCTGATTCAAAAGGAACAGTTCTTACCACAGGGTTGTTTATTCCAGAACAATGGTCAATGCCACCTTACATTGATGAATTTGGTAATTCAAAAGTAGAAGAAGCATTAGAAGCACTGATTGAGTTAAAGAAGCAGTGGAAAAAAGATTTAGATCCTGAAACATATCAAATCAGATGTTCTCAGCGACCAACAAATATGGAAGAAGCATTTGCTTTTAGAGGTGAAAGCATTTTTCCATTAGAACTTGTTAAATCACATAAAAGAGATATTGAAGAAGGAGATTATCCTTATGCTTGTTATAATTTAGCTTACGACAACAAAGGTGAAATTATTGCATCACCAACAACCAAGAAACCTATATTAACCTTTCCTATAGAAAAAAATTCAGAAGATAAATCTGGTGCAATACAAGTATGGGAAGAACCAGATGAGGAAAAAGATTTTTGCACTACTTACTTTGCATCAGTCGATCCTGTGTCAGAGGGAAAAACAGTAACCTCTGATTCACTTTGTTCTATTCATGTTTACAAAAACCCAGTACAGGTACAAAGAGTATTAGCAAATGGTGAAGTAGAAACATTCATTGAAGGAGACAAAATAGTATGTGCTTGGACTGGTAGGTATGATGATATTAATAAAACTCATGAAAGACTTGAGTTAATTATTGAATGGTATCAAGCTTGGACAGTAGTAGAGAACAACGTGCCTCTTTTTATTCAATACATGCAATTTAAACGCAAGCAAAAGTATTTAGTACCATCATCGCAGATTGTATTTTCTAAAGAGGTACAGCAATCTAAAACTCAATTTCAGCAATATGGCTGGCGAAATGTTTCTACTATATTTAAAACAGTAATGTTAAGTTATTTAATTGAGTACCTTAGAGAGGAACTTGATGTAGAAACTGATGAAGATGGAAAGGTCTATAAGAAGCATTATGGTATATCTAGAATTCCTGATTACATGGCCATGATTGAGATGGAGCATTATCAACCAGGAGTCAATGTGGATAGATTAATTTCCTTGGGAGCATTAATTACATTTGTAAAAATACAAGAAGCAAGCAGAGGTTTAAAGAAAAGAGTTGAATATGATAACGAAGAAGATTTGGAAAAGTCAGAAAATTTGTATAAATTAAATAGGAGTCCTTATAGACATCTTGGATCAAGCAGTGAATCTTTAAGTATGAAGAAACCCCGCAATCCATTTAAAAACTTTAGATAATGGAAATATTAAATGCAATAGACTTAAAAAAGGGCAAGAAAACTAAGAAGAATAGATTTGGTGTATTTACCCAACCTATACAATTTGTTACTGCTCAAGAAAAAGATGACGAGTGGTCAAAGTGGAATATTGATTGGCTAGAGTGGCAAGGTATTAAGCAGATTGGTTCTAAAGCCAGACGCATAATGAAGAATTACAAACTTGCTAAAGGAGTAATTGATAAAACAGATTATCTACCAGATGTAGAGAATGAAATGACTGAAATGCTTGAAACCCTTACCGAAGGACAAAATGAAGCATTAGAGTTGAAGTTTTATCCAATTATTCCTAATTTAGTAAACACCCTTGTATCTGAATTTGCAAAAAGAAATACTAAGGTTGACTATCGCGCAGTAGATGAATATTCATACAATGAAGTTATGGATAAAAAAACTGAAGCTATAAGTAAAGTTTTAGTTGAGTATGCGCAGCAAAAACTTATTGCTAAAATGGTGGAAATGGGATTAGATCCAAACTCACAAGAAGCGCAACAACAATTAAATCCAGAAGCATTAAAAAAACTTCCAGAAATTGAAGATTTTTATTCTAAAAAATATCAAACACTTGCTGAGAAATGGGCGGTTAAACAACATGCAATTGATGTAAATCGTTTTAAAATGGATGAACTAGAAGAAACAGCTTTTAGAGATTCCATAGTTACAGACAGTGAGTTTTGGCATTTTAAAATGCTAGAAGATGATTATGATATTGAATTGTTAAATCCAGCTCTTTCTTTTTATCATAAATCTCCAAATGTACATTATATTTCTCAAGGTAACTGGGCAGGATGGATTGACATGCTTACAATTGCTGATTGTGTAGATAAGTATGGTTATTTAATGACAGCTGAACAATTAGAATCACTTGAGTTATTGCACCCTGCACGTTCAGCAAGATACATGATTGATGGTATTCCAAATGATGGTTCATTGTATAATACAGATGATGATTATGAATCCAATAGAAGATCTGGTGTAGATATGCGTAGACATCTTTCATTTGTAGAAAACGCACATGATCCTCATGATGTTGTATCCTACATTGTTGGACAAAGTGAACATGCGGGAAATTTACATACAGTTGAATTATTGCGCGTATCTACATCTTATTGGAAAACTCAAAGAAGAGTTGGTCAGTTAACTAAGATTGATGAAGATGGTGCAGTTGTTACTGAAATTGTAGATGAAAACTATGTAGTAACTACAAAACCAATTTACAATAAAGTTTTTGAGAAAAAAGAAACTGCTGACAATTTAATCTTTGGTGATCACATAGAATGGTTCTGGGTTAATCAAGTGTGGGGTGGGGTTAAGATTGGAAACAACAGAACTATTTTTAACACAGAAACTGATACAGACTTTGATCCAATTTATCTTGGCATTGATAGACAAAAACCAGGACCATTGAAATTTCAATTCCGTGGAGATAAAACTATGTATGGAGCAAAACTCCCAATTGAAGGAAGAGTGTTCTCTGATAGAAATACAAAGTCTACATCATTTGTTGATTTGCTAAAGCCCTCACAAATTGGATATAACATTTGCAACAATCAAATTGCAGATATTCTTGTAGATGAATTAGGATCAGTAATTGTACTAGATCAGAATGCTATTCCAAAACATTCAATGGGTGAAGACTGGGGTAAGAACAATCTTGCAAAAGCTTATGTAGCCATGAAAGATTTTTCAATGCTTCCTTTAGATCCATCTATTGCCAATACAGAAAGCGCAACAAACTTTCAACATTACCAAGTTTTAAATCTTGAACAATCAAACAGATTAATGTCAAGAATCCAGTTGGCTAATTACTTTAAAGCGCAAGCAATGGAAGTTGTTGGTTTAAACCCTCAACGTATGGGACAACAACTTGGACAAATAAATACAGCAACAGGAATTGAACAAGCTATGTCTGGTTCTTATGCTCAAACAGAAACTTATTTTATTCAACACAGTGATCATTTAATGCCGCGTGTGCATGCTATGCGAACTGACTTAGCACAATATTATCATTCAAATAAATCATCCATTAGATTGCAAGGAATGATCTCTCCAGATGAAAGAACAAACTTTGAAATCAATGGTACGGATTTATTGCTTGTAGACTTAAATGTATTTTGTTTGACCAATGCCAATAACAGAAATACACTTGAGCAATTAAAGCAAGTGTTTATGAGCAATAATACAACAGGCGCTTCTGTTTATGACTTAGGTGAATTAATGCAATCAGATTCAATTGGTTCATTAAATACTATTCTTAAAGCTATTGAAACCAAGTCTGAAGAAAGAAGAAAAGAAGAGATGCAAGCTGCACAACAAGCACAAGAGGCAGAAATTGCAGCTAAGAAAGCAGAAAAACAAATGGAGTTTGATCATATATCTCGTGAGAAAGAAAAAGACCGCAGATCTAGATTGCTTGAGGCAGAAATTAAAGCTGCTGGTTATGGAGCTATGCAAGATGTCAATAAAAATCAACAATCTGATTTCCAAGATGTATTAAAAGATGTTAAGCAATCTGAACAATATGCTGATACCATGAACTTTAACAGAGAGAAAGAATCAAACAAATCAGATTTAGGTCAACAAAAATTAGATATTGAAAGAGAAAAAATGATGAATGAATCTAGAAACAAACAAATGGAACTAGCTATTGCTAAGGAAAATAAAAACCGATTTGATGAGAAAAAACCTAGCAAGTAAAATAATTATATGTTTTAACTATAGTATGGCAAAAACTTTTTAGTTAACCAAAAATAGTTAAACATATATTGTTTACAATTGAATAAATTTGCTTATATTATTTATAGTCAGAACTAAAACCAACAAAGATGACAGAAGAAGAAAAAGCAGCTCAAGCAGCTGCGCAAAACTCTACTACAGCGGTAGAAGAGGTTGATTTTGATAACCTAGATGATTTACTTGGAATTCCATCAGCGAGTTCAGTAATTGCTCCTTCGGAAGCTAAACCTACAGTTTTAAAATCAGATAAAGTTGACATATCGTTCCTAGATGAAATTGGTGATGATGATACAGAGTCATTGAAAGATCCAGAAGTTGCTAAAGCTGCGGTATCTGCAATCGTTGATCAACCTTTGAATAACAATGAGGAGGATGATGATTCAGAGGATACTGCGCAAGTAAACAAAGGTGGAAGACCTAAGTTAACCAAAGATGCAATGATTGAAGCTGCAACAAGGTTAATTGATAAAGGTGTACTTCAACCATTTGATGACGGAAAAGCTTTGGCTGATTATACTGTTGATGATTTTGAAGAATTGATTCAAGCAAACATTGACTCACAAACAAGTGAAGTTGCACAGAACGCACCAGTTCAATTGTTTCAACAATTACCTGAAGAAGTTCAAGCAGTTATTCACTATGCATTAAATGGTGGTCAAGACATTAAATCAGTATTTAGTCAATTAGCACGAGCACAAGAAACATTTGATTTAGATATTTCTAATGAACAAGATCAAGAGAGTATTGCAAGACAATACTTAAATCTTACTGGATTTGGTTCTACTGAAGAAATTGAAGATGAAGTAAATGTACTTAAAGATCGCGGTGACTTAGCAAAATATGCTGAAAGGTATAAACCAAAGTTAGATGCAAGACAAGCTGAAGTAATTGAAAAAAGATTAAAAGATCAGCAAGCAGCTCAAGCTCGTAAAAATGACATGGAGAAAAAATACCATGATGTTGTTTACAGTACTTTAAACAACAATAACTTAAATGGTATTCCATTAAATAACAAAGTTCAAACTATGTTATACTATGGTCTTACAGATGCTACTAAGTATCAAGATGCAAAAGGTAATCCTACAAATGCATTAGGATACTTACTTGAACAACATCAGTTTGGAGAGAAAGCAAATCCTTCATTGGTTGCTGAAGCATTATGGTTACTAGCTGATCCGGTTAATTACCGTAACTCAGTGAAACAACTTGGGGCTAATGTGGCAAATGCAAGTACAGTAAGAGCTTTAAGAACAGAAGAAGCTTCAAGAAACGCATCATCAACTGGAATCGGGGAACAAAACACAAATGCTAGTAGAGTGTCTGCTAAAAGAGAGCCAATTAAAAGGCAGGGCAGATCACTATTTTCTAGATAATTAAATAGTAAACAATAAAACAAATATAAAAATGAGTACACCAGTTTTAAATAATGGGATGTTCCTTCGGGACAACTATTACACAGCAAGCTCTCATGTGGATTCTTACCACTTGATGAATTTGATGAAAGATGCGCAACCAGATGATTTGGGACCAATTGAACTTTGGGCACAAGTTAAAAAGTTGGAGATGCCTTTATATCAAATGTCTTCTTTTAGTGGAAAGAATGTTATTGAGGTAAACCACCCTCGTGGTGAATACAAGTGGTCAACACCTGTATCTGAAGAACTTCCTTTCATTATGGAAGATCTTGATCCAACTAATACTGTAAAAGGTATTGATGGTACTCCGTTCAGAATTAAATTGAACAAGCGCGTATTTGGACATGGTGACATCATCACTTATGACAAATTCAATGGAAAAGAACTTTATGTTACAGATGAGGACATCTTAGACATGGGTGATGGTTATATCTATACAGTGCAAATGCCGAACAATGATTCAGCTGCAACTTTTGATAACCGTTTCTTGACAAACAACACTTACTTCTTCCGTGTAGGTTCTGCGCGTGGTGAGTATGGTGAGCGTTACTCAGATCTTTCTATGACTCACACAACTCGTGAGTTTTACAACTATGTTGGTAATGCAGATGCACACGTTCACTATACAATTTCATCTAAAGTGAAATTGATGGAGAAAGGTGGTATGCAAGCTGATGGTTCAATTCCTGTAACTGAAATTTGGAAAAACTTTGATACGTCAATGGATCCATCTATCAATACATTAGAAGGAATGGTTGCTGCTAAAGGACAAGGTTATGTTAAAAAAGCAATGGACAATGGAAACTTAGTTCGTTCTTTCATCACTAAGTTAGAAGCTGCTCACCTTTCTAAAATTGCTTATGATATTGAAACTTACCTTATGTGGGGTAAAGGTGGACGTATTAAGCAAGATGGTCCAGATGATCTTCGTTTGTCTGTGGGTCTTTGGAAACAATTAGACTTGTCTTACAAGCATGTTTACAACAAATCTGATTTCCGTCTTGACATCTTCCGTTCTGAGATCTTTAACTTCTACAATGGTAAAGTTGACTTCCAAGGACCAGATCCAAAACGTGAGTTGATTGTTCAAACAGGTATGGGTGGTATGCGCATTATCAATGAAGCAATTAAGCGTGAAGCTTTTGCATCAGGATTGGTATTAAATGCAAAAGAATTGGATGCTATTAAAGGTTCAGGAATGGACTTGTCTTACGGCTTCTCTTTCACAAGCTACACTATTCCATTCTTGGCTAATGTGAAGTTTGTATTGAATCCAGCATTTGATAACTTACAAAACAATGAGATTGAAAACCCAATCATTGATGGTTTCCGTTTATCTTCTTACTCATTTATCATCTTTGATATTACTGAGAATGGTCAAGATAACATCAAACTATTGAAATGTGCTTGGAACAAAGATCTTGTTTGGAGATATGTAAATGGTTCTATGGACTATATGGGACGTACTCAAGGGTTCGCTTCATCTGGTAACTTCAATGGATACCAAATTTATATGACTCAAGCGATGCCAGCAATCAAAGTAGAAGATCCTACTAAAGTGTTGAAAATCGTTATGAGAAACCCTATCACAGGAGGATCTTTATAATCCTACTGCTACTATTAAAAGGGAGGTGGATGCCATGCAACCTCCTCCCTTTTTTTTATTATATTTGTCAGTCATTAATATTAAACCAACAAAAAAATGAGCACAAAATTAGAACACATGGGAAAGGTAACAATTAAACCTTTCACAGATCCAAATCAAGAGAACATGGGACTTGAAAAATACAATTATGTTGTATTTCCTAATACATTCCAAGTAGAATCTCTTGCTGCCGTTGAACAAAATGGCAAAATGCGTTATTTAACAGGTCTTAATGAGTTTGCACCAGAGGTAAAACAAATTAAAGACTCTGCAAAAAAATCTGCTGTAGTTAAAGACATCAGAGAAACAGTTGCTTTGCTTGAAAGAGAAAGAGCGTTTAACCAAATTGATCCAGAGGATAAAGATTTTTGGAGCAAGGTTGAACTATTTAAACCAGACAATTCAGAAATCTGGGGGAAAGTATTTTTAAAATTAGGCAATGATGATATTGTTTTGGATCCAAAAGAAAACTTGGATCATCTCATTATTGTTAAAGCTATTGAGAGTGGAGGATTTTCTTTGGTAGCTTCAAATTTTGAAGAGGCTAAAAGGTCTAAAGCAAAATGGTATCTTGATAGATTGATTGATACTGTAGCAACAAGTGTAAGTATTACTAAGTTGAAAAATAAAGCAGGAGCAATACTAGAACAATTATCTGAAGAGAACCCAAGAAAGTTGTTTTATATTGCTAAGAACATTGATGGCAACAGCGCTCAGTATTCTAATAAAACTTTACCTGGAGTTATTTATAACAACTTAGATACTTATATTAATGGTAAAGGGTTTGATAATAACTTGAAGCGTTGTGCTACAACCTTTATTGAAAGTTCAGAAATGAGCATTGAAGATTTAAAAATCAAAGCGATTATTAAAGATGCAAGTTTCTATAAATACATTATTGTAAAACCTGACGGTATGCTACATGAAGCTTCACAAAATGTGATGCTTGGTAGAAATGTTTCTGATATTTTGGAGTATTTAAAAAATCCAACTAATGATGACATGTTGGATCTTTTGATGGCTAAAGTTGAAGATATTTGGAGTAAGTAACTTTTAAATTTAAATACAATGGCAACAATGAAAATGGTAATGAAGGATGGAAAAAGTGTTCCGGCTTTCGCTGCAGATGGAAAAGGCAAAATGAGAAATGGCGGTAAGGTAAAAAAATATGGAAATGGTGGTAAAACATCAGGAGTAGATAAATCTACAACAAATACCACAAAAGGCGAAATGATGAAAATGTCAAAAGGTGGAAAAGTTACAAAAAAAGCTATGCCTAAAAAAGCAATGGGTGGTAAGATGAACGGTAAAGCTTGTTAAGAACATGGCTGCGTCAAAACCTACTAAAAGTAAAGTAAACCAGGCTGGTGTATACACTAAGCCTGGTATGCGTGAAACTATATTTAAAAGAATCAAAGCTGGTAGTAAAGGTGGAGATCCTGGAGAATGGTCAGCACGTAAAGCACAACTAATGGCTAAGGAATACAAAGCTAAAGGTGGTGGTTATAAAACTAAGAAGTAATGGCAAAAGATCCTCAACAAAGTCTTAGGGATTGGGGTGCACAAAAGTGGATGACCTCTGGAACTGCGGCTAATAAAAAGAAAGGATCTTCCAAGGAAGTTAAGTCCAAGGGCAAGAAAAGATACTTGCCCGAGGCTGCTTGGTCAGCATTATCTTCAGGAGAAAAAGCTGCTACAAATAAAGCAAAAGCTAAAGGTAACAGCAAAGGAAAACAATTTGTTAAACAACCGAAAGGTATAGCTAAAAAAGCATCAAAATTTAGATAGCTATGGCAACTAGAGTTAAGTTTAATACAGGTAAAGAAAAGCATGTAGTTTATAAAAAAACTACTAAAAGAGGTGAAGGTAAAGTTGGTGACATTATGGTTAACCATACAAGTAAAAATAAAGGAACTTACGATACAATTAGTTTGACTAGAACTGCTAAAGCTAAAACTGTTAAACAAGGTGTCAAAGCTGAAAAAGCTTGGCATAAAAAAAATGACAAAAAGAAATAGTTATGGCAAAAAAAGTATCTACATCAAATGCAAAAAAATCAGACTGTGCTATTAAGGTTAAAAAATCTTTTCAAGCAGGATTGAGTATAGGTCGCAATATGAAAAAACCAACTACTAAAAAGAAAGGGTAATGGCAAAGACAGCAGCTTGGACAAGAAAAGAAGGCAAAGATCCTAAAGGTGGATTAAATGCTAAAGGTGTTGCTTCATATAGAAGAGCAAATCCAGGAAGTAAATTGCAAACTGCAGTTACTACTAAACCGTCTAAACTTAAAGCTGGCAGCAAAGATGCAAAAAGAAGAAAATCTTTTTGTGCTAGAATGTCTGGAATGCCCGGTCCCGCTAAAAAACCAAACGGTGAGCCTACAAGAAAAACGCTTGCTTTAAGAAAGTGGAACTGTTAATATACTAAATATGGAAAAAAGTAAAAAATTTGTACCGCATCCAATGTATAGTAAATCCGGAAAAATGATTATGGCTAAAACCATGAAAGATCATTTAGCTTTAAAAGCAAAAGGTTATGGTCATACAAAACCAAAAAAATAAAAATGGCAATAAAAAAAGGAATGGGTTTTAAAGCAGCCCAAAAAGGTATAGCAAAAAAACAAGGTGTTTCTATGGAATCAGCTGGTGCTATTTTAGCATCTGCTGCAAGAAAAGCTTCTCCTGCCGCAAAGCGTAAAAATCCAAACCTTAAAAAAGTTAAAGGGAAATGACAAATGACACTATTCAAATAAAAGTCAAACAGCGAATTAATAAATTGGCTAGTAATGACTATGATAATATTATGCCTTGGCAAATAGTTGAAGCATTTAATAAAGGTCAAGTTGCATGGTGCAGAAGAAACTTAATGGGAACTAATATGACTAAGACTGGTGATGAAGCCAGTAAAAGACGTATTGATGATTTACAAGTTCTTCTTTCAGACAAACCATTGCAAATGGTTAAAAAAGATTTGTATTTTAAATCTCCTACTTTACCTGCAGATTATTTTGAATGGAAAAGACTTTCTGTAAAAGCAAAAAAAGATTGTTGTGAAAATAGACAAATGATGGTTTATCTTGCTGAAGAAGCAAACGTAGATGAACTATTAAGAGATTATAATAAAAAACCAAATTTTGAATGGGCTGAAACTTTTGCTACAGTTCTAGGAAATAAAATCAAAGTTTATACAAATAATGATTTTGAATTAGAAAGTGCAATTTTAACATATTACAGACAGCCTCGTAGGATACAGATCCCAGGAGTATCAGATCCATACACCGGACTTATATCAACAACAAATGTTGAATGTGAGTTTAAAGATGATTTAGTGGAATTATTTATTGATGAATGTGTAAAAATTTTAGCGGGAGATCTTGAAGATGTTACTGCCAATCAAATTGCCGATAACTCAGTAGAAACTAATAATTAAGAATAAAATGAACTCACCACAAAGAAGTCTATTAAAAAGACCCGCAACTGCAACAATGCAAAAACCAGTTGCACCTGCCCAAACATATACTAAACCATCAGGTGATCATTGCGTAGAGGAAACTACTGCATGTGTTTGTGAATTAATGAATGCTACAATTTCATTTCATAAATTACATTTGAAAGTAGCTGGTCCTGGTGCACACGCTATTCATGTTGCTTTAGGTCCACTATATGAAGAACTACCCGGTTTAACAGATACTATTACAGAAGCATATCAAGGAGCAGCTGAAAGAATTTTAATGCTTCCTGATTGTTGTCCAAGAAGTCTTAATTCTGTAGAAGAAGCTATAGTTTATATTAGAGAAATTTATGATATGATTTGTGCTTTACAAGATATTATGTGTTTCTCAGAAATAAGTAATGAACTTGATAATGTAAAAAGATTATTGTCATCAACAAAATACAAACTTTTATTTTTAAAATAATTTGCATTAAGTGTTGCACAAGTGAATTATTTTTGCTATATTGAATATATTGTTTATTAATTAAAAAAAAAGAAAAATGAGTTATTTTAATCATGCTTACCGCAAATCATTTGTCGGAACAAAAGCAACCCAAGCTGCCATAGTAGGCACACAAAACGCGGTCAATGTCGGACTTTTGTTAGATGCAGGTGTACCAACATCAGCTTTAGCAAATGCCGCAGCACCAAACGGATTAGGAGTAGGAACATACGGATTTTTTGATCCTAACAACTACTTGTCAGTAAATAATGCTTCTGCTCAAGTAACACAGGGTAGACCATTAGTTTTTGCTGCAGCATCTTTGTTTACTGATGACAAAATTGGACCATTCCACGGAGGGTACAAAGAGTCTAACAAATCAAAGATGATCAATCCTAGATTTGTTCACAAAGTGTTTAAATCAACAGGTGCTGGACCAGAACAATCTATTTGGCATTTAGGTAACACAAACTACAATTCTGATTCAATTGCAACTTTAGGTGCTCTTACAGGAGGTACAGGTTACACCAATGGTACTTACACTAACGTTGCTCTTTTAGATAACGGTGCTGGTGTTGGTGCATTTGCTACTGTAGTAGTAGCTGGTGGTAGTGTTACTTCAATCACAATTACTCAACCTGGTCAAGGATATGCAGTTGGTGATGTTTTAACATTACCTACGTCTGTTCCTTATACTCCAGGTACTCCTGCATCTATTCCAGTTGCAACAATTAAATATAATACAGCGGGAACTAACCCATGTAAATTTGATTTTGTATGTGGAGAAACTTATAATCTTCGTATAGATTTATGGGGTTCGCCAGTATTGCGTTACTTAAATCATGACTTGTACAAAACTTTTGCAGCTTATACAGGTTGTTGTCCAGCAGGTACAATTGTACCAGCAAAAGTTGATTCTACATTAGTAATGATCAATTGGGCTAACCAAATTGTAAATGATGTATGGTTGCAGTACTTTGTTCGTCCAATCGTTTATACTCAAACAGGTGTTCCATTATTTGCTACAGCTGCTGAAGCAGTTGCTGCAGGTTTCCCAGGAACTAATGTATGGTCAACTTATGTATCTCCAGGATATATTACTGGTGCATTAGCTGGTATCCGTTTAATTGGAGCTTATGTTGAAACTAAATTTGGTAACTGTTCATTCCAAAATTCTGATTTCTATGAGAAAGAAGTTATTCAAATGAACTTATCATTAACAGATTTAACTGGTGATCCATGTGATTTCTCTGCTCTTTGTGCAACTAAAGAATATGCAGGATTTGCTGGACAAGGTTATGGTGAAACTGTATTGCGTGATGTGATTCTTGATGAGTCATACTTACAAAATCATTTCTCTGATGATCCTCGTATTCGTGAGATCACTCAAGGAAATCAGTATTTCAATGCTGTTAACCGTAATCAATTGTACACGCGCTATGTAATCCAACACAGTGTTCCTCGTTACAACAACCCTAGTGGTGTTTATGATGATGATCAGTATGCATTAAACATTTATGTAACTGCTGCAACTGCAACTGCACTTGAGCAATTGTTACAAACTTGGTTAACTGCAGTTGGTGTATGGACTACACTTGCACCTGCAGGTACTATTCAAACATTTGGTCACACTGCTTACACACCAGCAGCAATCTAAGACCGAAGTTATATCTTCCTAAAATGGAGAATAGAGTCTTTCTCTGTTCTCCATTTTTTTTAAATAAAATCTTATGGCAACAAATTCATTAAGTTTAAATATTCCAAACATTATGACTGATTGTGTTCTTCGCATAGAAGACACAAGCGTGTATGATTTACTCATGCCTTATGTTTGCCCTACTGTCCAAGTGTTAGTACCTGGATACAAAGATTGTGTTACTTTAAATGATACCACTTTTCCTCCAATTTACAAAGGGTTCATTCTTAACTTGACCGCTTGTAATTTAAACATACAAACTGAATGTTGTGGAACTGAGTTTCATTCATTGCCTGATGGTATTTATGTTATTAAATATGCTTTATCTCCGCATGATAAAATGTATGTTGAATACAATCATTTGCGTGTTACAGCTTTAAGAAAGAAATTAAAAGAAGAATGGTGCAAACTCAAATTGAGTGCATGTGAACCAATTCCAGAAACTAAGAGTAAATTTTTATCTTTGATGGAGATCACTGGTTATATAGATGCAGCTCAAGCAAAAGCTGAGTATTGTTTAGACCATGAACAAGCAATGGTTTTATATAACTATGCTAAAAAATTGTTAGATAATTATTCATGTAAACTTTGTTAAAATGGCTCAAAATTGTCAAAATTGTGGAGTATGTACTTGTACAGGAACATACATTGTAAATGCATCAAATGGTAAATCTTGTTGCACTGCTTGCGTTAACACAGTCAATCAGCAAATTGCTGAAGGACAAATAAAAAAATAATCAATGACTGTAACTGCAAATACCCCAGAAGAAAGATACCAATTAACTTGTTGTTCAACAGGCGAAGCATTAACTGTAAATGGTTTACCCGGAGTATTTGTATTTCAAGGTTTAACAAGTAATGCTAATCATCCAGATGATTTTTTAGAAGTTGTTTTAACAACTATTAAAGACATTAATGCAAATGTAATTACAGGTTGCTACCGTGTAACAGAAGCAGAATGTTTTGAAGAATGGGAAGAAATAGCATGGCAAGACTTTTTTGTTGAAACTGAGTGTGTAGATACTTGTCAAGAATGTTTACCAAAACCGGTAATAATTCCCCCAGTTACAAATCACAAAATTATTTATCCTGACTTCATAGTAAATAATGCTGAACCTTTTGATGCAGAACAAATCTTTTGCGCATTTGGAGATGCTAATTATGAAAAGGTTTTAGCATTAAGATATGGAATACAATTCTGTTGTCCTACAGATCTAATGCAAGCTACAATAGAACATGAGATTTTAAAAATGGATATTGCAGAAGATCCTAATGCATGTTGTCCGGTAGCTCCACTTCCAGGAACATGTAAAAAATATTCAGTTATTATTCCTGTTAGTGTAGAAGGATGGTTGTACTTTAAGGACTGTAGAAACATTGTCAGAACAGTAATGTTTCATTCAGCTAGTACGCCTTATGAAATTTTTGTATGTGGAATAGCAGGACAAACCTCATCTGATATTTACATTCTTGCAAATAATCAGAGCTTACTTCAAGTGCAATTTTCCCAAGGAATAGATTGCAACTAAAATTAGGAAATTAAATTAAAAATTTGTATATTATTAGCTATGGGAAAGCCAACAAATACTAGAAGTTCTGGATGTGCTGTAACAACAAGTAACTGTGTTGTATGGCAAGGACCAGATTTATGTTGTATCAACTTATGTCATGGTGATACAATTAGCGATGTTATTAATGAATTAGCTAAAAAGATTTGCAAAATCTTTGAAATGCTGGATGTTCAATCTTACGACTTATCTGAATTAATAAGTACAGAATGTCCACCAGCAAATTTTGTTGAGCTTATTCAATTGCTTATTGACACAATTGCAAAAATTAAACTAGTATCACCTACAACAACAGGAGTTGCTAATGGTTGTCCTGATTGCGAGATGGCAGTAGCTACATGTTTCCAACAACAATACGGAACAGTTATGTCAATGACTGATTACATAACTGCTATTGGTGTTAAATTATGTGATCAACAACTATTGATTCAAACACAAAATAATGCATTAGCTCAAATGCAACAACAAATTGCTGCATTGCAAACACAAGTTAATCTTTTAATAGGCGGATAAGATGAAAAAAAAATGTGTATCTACAAATAATGCTATTACGTTGACATCTCATATTGAATGTCCAACTGCGGCATTAACAACGCCAAGTTGTGTAAATCCAATTTTATATATCATTGATGAAGCAATTATTTCTTCTACAAAAAATAACACAACTCTATTAACAGAAATACTTTTATTATTAAATGCAGGAGTGTCTGTTACAAACTCAAATAAATTTTGTTGTCCTTCATGTGATGATATATATTACTTAGGTACTTTATCTACATTCATGACATCTTTGGATGACCTACTTCCTAATTTGAAATGTTGTTATAATTATACAGGCCCAGCATCACCCGCAGCATTAACTACTTTGCAGTTATTACCTTGTTGTGATACTAATTTTATTGATTGTGTTTCTGCTATTAATAACGGAGGTTCGGTTATTACAACTGGTCTTTTTGAATATAACTCTATGAACAATGAGTCATCTTTATGTATAATAAATGATTACTTATTGTCTGCTGGATATTATGATGTTGCTGCAACATTAACTGGAATGTTTAATGCAGGCATTGTTGTAAAATGTGATGGATGTAATATGTTCATAGGATCAGCTAATGCATATTTTACTATTTATTTATAAATTAAAAAAAGATGAGTTGTAAAAAATGTAAAACAAGTAAATGTACATGTGAAGTTACTACATGTATTAATCCTTTAATCTACATGATTAAAGAAGCTTTTGCATTGGTAGGAACAGAAACAAACAATTTATCAGCAATGACAACTTTGTCTGGAATTTCTGTTAATTTTCCAGTTCCTGTACCTCCACCTGCCAAATATACATATACATTACCTTTAGCATTAACACAAGTTTTAACTGCAGGTATATCAATCTCAAACAATAAAAATCTTTGTTGTCCTGATTGTAGATCTGGTTTGTATTTTGTTGGAGATGATGCATTAGTTTTAAATTTAATTCAAGATAGTACAATTTCAGATATTTGTTGTATTGAACATTTAAGTTCAGTTTCAAGATGGTCTACTGTTTTAGCTGCATGGGTTTTAAAATACACAACTCAACCAAAATGTTGCGATACAGATTTTTCTGAAGCAGCTGAACTTTGGGTACAAGCATCTAGTGCTGCTACTAATTATTTTTATTTAAGTAGCATTACTCAAAATGGTATTTTTGAAACTTCATCATTTAATAATTATAGCGGTATTGGTATTTTATTTAATTACTTGCAACTTAATCATCCAGAATTAACTGCGAGTGATTATTTAAATTTATTAGGGATAATAGCAAATTTGGGAATTGTTGTTAAATGTAGTGATTGTTCTATGTCTATTAGTTCAGTATCAACTTATATTGGATAGTCAATATTAAAAAATATATAAAATGGGATGTTCATCTTGTCAACAAAATAATCATGTAGTACCAAGTACACATGCACACAATCATTCATCGCACACACATTGTGAATGCGCATGTGGTTGTTCAGAACCTGTATGCCCTACTCCGCAGCCATGTACGGAGATTACAGACAGCAAGTGTACAATTTATACCGATGCAGCAATTAAATGTGGCAATGCTACTGTTGTTGCACAAGGCGCATCTGTTTCTACAGCTTTAAATCAAGTTGTAAATTATTTTTGCACTCAATCAAGTTTAGTAACTACGGCAAACATTTCATGTGGGAGTACAGTAATTGTATCTGCAGGGCTGACTATGCAACAAGCATTAGCTGCTGTAGTACAGTACATTTGTAATATTCCATTAACTCCAACTCAAATAGTTCCATCATCTGTATGGGGAAATGGATTTACAGTAGTAGGATGTATTGATGCAGACTTAGTATTGCCGGCTAATGTAAACTTGACGCACCCAACACCACTAGCAATGTGTGTGGGTAGAATATTAACTATTCCTGTTAGCACAACTTTAACAATAATATAAATTTAAAAACAAAATAAAATGAGCCAAATTAACGTAAACATAGTAGCACCTCAAAGTACTCAAGTAGTAGATGTAAATGGTGTAAAATTGGATGCAAATAGTACATCTCTTCAAATCAGTAATAGCAACAATGCTGTTGTAGCAACAAATTCATTATTTGTTGGTTCAGCAACTGGTTATACTGCAACAGGAGAAGGTAATACTGCTGTAGGATACTTTGCAGGTTTTGATTTAACATCAGGAACTCAAAATACTTTAGTTGGTAAAAATGCAGGACAAAATATTACAACAGGACCTTCTAATACTTGTGTTGGAGTTGGTTCAGGTGAATTAGTTACAACAGGTCAAGGAAATGTATTGATTGGTCACAATGCAGGATCAACTGTCACAACCGGTTCTTCAAATGTATTCATTGGACCTAGTGCAGGTTCAGGAATATCAAATATTACAGGACAAGGTAATGTTTGTATTGGAGGTGGAGGTGGAGTAAATCCTTCATCTGCTTCAGCTCAATTTGAATTTACACTTGGTAATTCATTTACTACAGCATTACGTTGTGCTCAGACATCTATCACATCTCTTTCAGATGCTCGTGATAAAAAAGATATTACTGACTTGCGTGCAGGATTAGATTTTGTTAAGTCACTTCGTCCAGTAGAATTTGTATGGAATGACAGAAGTGAGGATGGTAAACGTAATGTTATTGATTCAGGATTTTTAGCTCAAGATTTAAAAGCAGCTCAAGAAGATGCAAATATGGTAGATGCTTTAAAGTTAGTATATGAATCAAATCCTGAAAAACTTGAAGCATCTTACGGAAGATTAATTCCTGTACTTGTTAAAGCTATTCAAGAATTAACTGCTAAAGTAGAAGCTTTAGAGAACAAATAATAATTATATCTATGTGTGTACAATGTGGAAATAACGCGTGTGCTGGAAATTGCGATGTAATTCCTAAAGGACTTCGTGGCCCAAGAGGCTATAAAGGAGATAAAGGAGATAAGGGTGATCAAGGACTAATTGGGTTAACGGGACCGCAAGGCCCTGCTGGTGCTCAAGGATTGACTGGTTTAACTGGCCC